TTTACCACCAGAAAAACAAACACATACAGTATCAAACGTATCATAAATGTGCTCTAATCTTTTTCTGGCAGCATCAACACAGTTTATGTCTAAAAACATTCTTTTTCTTGGCATGCTTATTGATCCATGTTTTGGTTAATAAAGTCAAGAATTTGCTCAGCAGAAGTGTCACCCGAGTATTTATCTGACGACTTAATGTGTCGTAAAAAGTCGTACCACGCTCTCTGCTGATCTGTGTCTTCAAAAACTAACGTGTATTGAACTGTTACTTTTTTATTAGACGTTACAGGCGTGACAGTGCTTCCTTGAGTCACTATATCCTCAGTACTTGATGTTGGATTAAAAGACTTTCCGCCTTCACCACTATCAGGAAGCTCATCTACAAACTTATGATCTGAATCATCTGGCTGTGGCGAAACAATTATTTGAGGTGCTTGCCATCCCTCATTACTGTCTAAAGCTCTAGACTCTTGTATGACAGAATTTTCAATAGCTGTAACAGCAAAATCATCCCAACCTAACAAATCAAAAAACTCAGGGTCAGCCTCTGAAACATCTGAAATAAGGTCATACAGGCTCTGCTTATCTATTTCCCCAAGTTCAGATATCCTATTATCTGCTAATGAAAATGCAATTGCGTCTTCCTCATTCAAGTCCACTATAGAAACAGCTATCTCATCCCAGCCTAATTCTTTAGCTGCCGCCAACTGATGATTTCCTGCTATAACCGTAACTTTCCCACTAAGATCTCTCACCGCTACAATTGGTTTTAGTTGCCCAAATTTATTGTAAGAAGCTTTGATAGCATCAACATCTCCAATTCGTGCATTGCCTTCTAACGGAGTAAGCGAATTTATATCTACCGCTAAGTACCTTATCGCATCATCTATTTTATCTATCATTAAAACTTCACCTGAGATCTAACATTAGCTGCAAGAGTTCGTAAAGCATCACAAGCAGTTCGTAGGGAATGCAACTTCTCTCTCTTGGCTTTTACTAAAGCTTCAGCAACTAATGTTTCGTAGTGCAACTCGCTTGTCTTGTAACCCGCCCAGCTTTCTTTTTGCTTTACTGCCCCTTCAGCAGCAAGATATTCTTTAAACCAATTCTTCTTGTATTCCGCTTCTTTTACAGCATGCTCTTTAACTAAAATTTCAAAGTCTTCAGTTTCTTTTTCCATCTGCTGGGTAATGCGTATAAGCTCTGTTTCTATTTCGACTGAGCTAATTGGTTTTGATCTATTAAACGAATCATTCATAACTATATTTTATTGATTATTTGACATCTCGTCAAGAATTGTTTGAAGCCTATCAACTTCAGAATCCCAGTTCACCTTGACACCTGCAACCCCTTTACTTAACAAATAGTCAAGATGCTCATTGCCAAGCTCTTGCTCCAACCACCTTGCCCACACCAAAGGATTTTTAGACTGCTTCCAATGACACGAAGCACAAAGAGCTAAAGCATTTAGCTCATCAGTTCTAGTGGCTGAAATACTCCGAGAAATAATATGTGCACACTGAATCTGCTTGCCTTCTCCTCTAGTTATCCCACACCAACGACAAGTAAAATTATCACGTGTTCTAACGACGAGACTATGCAACTTAGTTGCTTTAGCTTTCGCCTTCTTGCCATAGTTGGTAGGCATTACAAAGGAATGTTTTGATTCAATGGAAAGTACCAACCTCCTTGTTGGTGCTGTATTGCTGGCGAAGGCATATCAGGTCTATGATTAACGCCAGAGTAATGCAGAATTGCCGTCTCTCTCCACAAGTCAGGATCATTAGGAATTGAACCACGATGCATCAGCCTAGCATGCCAAAGCAAAACATCGCCCTTTTTAGCTAAGAACTTCTCAATCTCTAACTCACCTCTATTTAAGATGTCTTCAAACATGGGAGTAAGAAATCTTTCTGAATATTTCGGCCATAAAGGATCACGCCTCTCAGACTCCTCTAATCGAGCCAAAGTCTTGTCTTGCGTAATAATAGGTAAAACATGTGATCCCCGAACATACTCAAACGGTCCAGAATCTTCATGAATGTCATCAAGCGCTACCCAGATTGCTAAATAGTGATCATAGTTTGAATCAGGATTCAGATAACCATCTTGGTGCCAATTTCTTTGAGTTGATTTCCATCCAGTTAGATTCAAATGCACTCCCATCGGTTCACCAATCAAAGAACGCATAACATCTTGTAGTGGACCAAATGTTGAGATGTTCATCAAGCTTGGCACTTGATAGTAGGCGCATTCTCCGGGATATCCTAAAGGCCTATCATGATTTACCCTGTTATGTTGAATCCAATCAGCACGATATGCTTCAATCAGTGGCTCTGGTATAAAGTTATTTAGTATAACCACTCCATCTTTTCGCCAATCTTTTTGCATCTGTGACAACGTAGATTCATCAACGGTTTCTCTGTCTAATAATGGCAACAGACCATCAGAAATACTACCCGCTAAAGAATTCATTTCATCTAACAAGTCAGGGTGATTTTCTAGTTTTTCACCTAAAAATTTATTTAATCGTTCATTCATTTGCATTCTCTTTCAACCAAAAAGGTATTTCAGGACGTCCATTTTTCCAAGTATCTCTGATGCGCTCTGCTTCTAAATAGTGGCGATCAGAATTGCACCAACTTTCTAAGTGCAGTCCAACAAGTTCAGCCTGTTTTGGATTATCAGTGACCCTCCTATGACACTTGCGGCATATAGCTAATAAATTCTTCTTATCTAATATGCTACCATTTTGAGATCTATTTACAATCTCATGGACATCAACAGTTTTATTTACTCTAACAATTCCTGATTTGCCGTCATAAACGCTAAATATTATGCATGCCTCACAGGACTGATATTGATTAAGCATGTCTGAAACTATCTTACGCCTATCTACATACTTAGATTTCATTTTGTCAGATCTTGGTTTAAGTGGTGTGCGCTTAAGCTGTTTATTTCCTCTTTTTAAAGGAGTTCTCCTTAATGGCTTACCTCTTTTCATCTTGCTGCTTTTACAAGTTTTTTAATAGTTGAAAATAAAAGTTTAGCCCCTTCAGCTGTATCAAAGCTTTTAACTTTTTTAAAATTATTATCAGATACTTCTTGCCTGTACTCAGGGTCAACAAACTTTTTTAGTAGTGTTACATAATCTTTAGGTGATTTAGCAATGACTCCAATTCCATGTTTCTCTGCTAACTCAATGTATTCTGGAGAAGCAGAGGCAACAAAAGGAACTCCTCCACACGCATACTCAATTCCTTTTATATATGACTTAGCATGATTAAAAGGTATGTCTGTCAAAGGAACTATGCCTGCATCAAAATTAAATCCTAAGTGTAACTGCTCAGGTGGCAAAAATGCACTCACAGAGACTTCAGAACCATTTGCACCAACTGCGCTTGAAAAGGTAGGAATGTGTGGACTTGAGATATGACCTGTATGGTGCCATGTTGCATATTCACTAATTTGTTGTGCATGCGGACGTAAAATTTCAAGATCACCACTTCTGTGAGAAGTAGATCCCATCCAACCAACTACAATTTTTTCAGTAGAATTTGTATGGACTCTTGAAGCGTATTTATTAGCTTCTACATGGTTCTTATGGATTCGCGTGTTTTCATTCCAAAGTTTCATCTTGTCATATAAGAAATCGGTAGAAGCTATGATACCATCACTAGCCTTTATAATATCTCGATACCAATCTGTGTTTTCTCTAGGGTTCCTAGAAGGTAACGATGCTTCATAAGCAGCATTTAACGGGCTTAGCCCCCAATACCAGTCATCAACATCTTGCAAGATTATTTGACCTGAAGCTTTTGCTCGTATCAAATCAGTCAAAGCTTGCATATGCATGTACCTTTGCATGACAATAATATCACAATCAAAATGGTCTACACCATTCCAACAGTGTATCCCAAAAGTGCCAGTCATATTATTTTGTGCTAAAATCCCACACTCCGCATCTACTCCTTGCTGTCTAAGATACTTCATGTACTGACCAATTCTAATATGCCCTGATCCGCCCATTACAGGGTGACCATACATATTAACCACACTTCTAGACCAATCATTTGATGCAAAACCTATTTTCATTAGAATTTCCATTCTCCATCGAGTGCCGCATACAAATAATCGTCACCTTCAGAATTAACTATACCTTTATCTTTGTTCCAATCACGATGAGCTATAATCGCTTGGCGTAAAAAATCGATTAGCTTCCCATCTTCATTTGTTTCAGATCCTATACCAATAAGCCTGTCTACTTCTGCTAACTTCTTTTCGGCATGGAATCTAAAGCGATTTGCTTTTGTGCGTTGCTCATCTAGCCCAGTAGCAGGGTCAATTTCGAATCCAGAGTATGTGCTTCGTAAAGCATGAATCTCATTGTCTAGCTCTTTAATTTTATGTGACACTGTTTGTACAATTACCAGCAGAGCATCTCGCCATTCCTCTTTATGAGATTTTAAAAACTCTCTATCTGTTTCAGAAGATTTATTTTTTATATCCTCTGATACGATTATTTCAAAGTCTTTCATAGATGCCATTACTTCCTCCATGCAGGGCATATTTTTTGATAATTGCACCAGTTACACAAAGGACCTGTCCTAGTCTCAAACTCACCAGACTCACAACTAACTTTTAGCTGATCCCATGTATCCGTAACTTCTTTTGTTACAGCTTCTTTCATCTCTTCAGAAATGTCATACCGTGCAAAACTTCCTGATTTTAAGTATAGCAACTCACCCCTGTCAATATTAAGACCAGTTTCTTTTTCAAGAAGAATGCAATAAATTGAAATTTGCATTTTCTTTTCCCACTCATATTGAGGTCTTGGCTTTTTGCCTGTCTTGTAATCTGAAATTATTAACTTGTTGTCATCTGACAGCGACCATCTATCAATAATTCCAAAAATAGGAACTCCATTAATGTCCCCGTCCATCTTGGCTTCAATCCCTTCAGCTTCAAAAGAAGTAGGGTCTTCCATTATAAAATAGTTTTCAACACACCACCATGCTTTCCACCTAAACTCATTTTCAGTGGAATCTTTTTTAGGTAGGTCGTGGTACTCTTTAGACCATTTATCATTCCAAAGACCTTTAGCTATTTTCCTAGCATTCTGCTCAGTGCGCTCATCAGCGTCTAGCTTAAAAAGATCTTCTAATATTTCATGCACAAACGAACCTAAAATCTGTGGCTCCGTAGAAGGCTCAGGTATTTTATCTAGTTTTGCATACTTATACCTCATTGGGCATTGATTGAATGTTCCTATAGAGCTTGGGGATAAGTATTTTGGCAGAGCGTATGGAACTGGCTCCATCGGTAAGCTGTCTTGCATATCAACTACTTTAGATTATTTTTTACAAATGACAACATTTCTGAAAGCAGAGCATTGCTTATATTGCTTTGCTCAAACTCAAGATTATTAGAAATCTTATCCCAATAGTCTTTGGCCTCTGACCTCTTATCAGGCTCTAAAGAGTTTAGTAGCTCTCGCAACTTTTCAAAATGCTCATTCGAAATAGCGCTTTGAGCTTGCTCTTCATATGCTTCCAAATTCATAGACTCTTCAGATCTAGCTAAATAAAGGCCCACTCCAAAATGCTGTGCAGCTTTCTTTAACGCATCTGAAACTGCCCCTTTCATTTCATCGCCCAAATCTAAGATATCTCCATTTCGAGTTCGTTTTATTTTCTGACCACCTATACCATCTTTAGTTATGACAATAGAAGGCGCATCATTAGTTGGAACAAAGGTAGCCGTAAGACGAACATGGGCAACTACGAAATCAGGATCAAGATCATCCCTATAACAGCTAACAATCTCATAGGACCACATATCTACGCCTAAAACTTTATTCAAACGTGTAATAACTTCACTAACTGGAATGTAAGTTAAACTAGCGCCTCCCTTTTTGAGTTGCTTCTCAACTTCACTTGGGAAAGGCTCCGACAGAGCATTTAAAATATTCATTCTGATCTCCTAATAACTACGCTCTTTTTTGGAGCACTAACTTCACAATATTCATCTGCATCAATAGCAATCTTTTTAAGCTCAGTAACCTTCCAATATGAAACGCCCATAAAGCCTACCATCTCCTGCATCATTTCTTCAGCAGATTTAGTTACTTCTCCAGTGTCAATATCAACGCTTCGTTGAACAATTCTTCTGCTTACATCTGCAGCAAGGTCCTTATGCGCCCATGTCTTCCTAGAAGAGCCATTCTTGATTTCAACTGTCGCTCCATTAACTTGGACAGGTTGAGTGACTAAGCCAACATTAGAGGAAACTATATCTTGATATTCAGAATAGATATCGCTTACTTTTTTCTTCAAAGAGTGCAAATCAGCAATTCTTTGTAAGAACTCTTCATCTTCCAAAGGAACTTCTTTTAATGTTGCAGCTCCAGACTCTTCAAATATGCAAGTTTCAAGATCTTCTAACTTGCCAGAAATCTCATTTATAAGATCTGGAACAGTATCATCTTTTTTATTCATTTTACCTCATAGTAAATAGTAGTTAATAATAGATTATCCGAAAGTGACAGAAAAGTCAAGAATCTAAAATTTCAGAAATACTTTCATCAATAGACGCTGACCTAAAACTTTCTATCTTACCTTTCGGAGAAGAAATCAAACTTTTAAGTATCTTGCTAAGATTATCGCTCATAGCGTCAATAGCTTTTTCTCTAAAGTCTGGATGGTCTTCAATATCGTCTATCTGGCACATATCAGTGTCAACTGTAGACTGCATATCTTTTAAAACATCATTCATAATTATTTCGTTAAAGTGATGATGCAAATATTGATATGACAATCCAACCAAAACAGCACTCTCATCCCAAAGCAATAATTTATAAGGTTCTGGTCCAAGAGCATCATTGTCACACACAATAAACGTAACCTTCACTCCATTTTTATTCATAACTGCTAAGACATCATTATCTAAAAAGTCTACTTCTTCATTCTTACTCATATGTCTTAACCAATCTTTCTAGCTGTGGACCCGTCTTTCCACCCCATACTCCTATTTTAAGATTTTCTGATACAGCAAACTGTAAACAATCATTAACACTTGGACAAAAGTCAACACACAATCTGCATGCTTTCTTTCTATCTGAAGGATGACTTGAAAAAAACAATTCATTTTGCCCTGAACATGGCGCATCCTCAAACCAACTAGGCATTTTTAAATTAAGCATGCCCATATGATAAAAAAGATTTGTCAAGAAAACAAATGGAAAATATGGCTTGACACTATTCGCTTGTAATTATAAAGTAACATGCAACAAGACAGGAGAGAAATTTTTAAAGCCTTCCGAGAAATCTCGATGACATAAAGGCTTGCTTGGACACTGGTGGGAAACACGTTACGCAACTGGTGATATAAACGGGCACGCCTACCCAAAGAGTGAAGATTTGAATCGCACGATACACTGGATCAAAGTGCTAGGCAGCACTCCAGTCACTGCACGGAGAACATTAGGACTTGAGGAGTAGGTTCGGAACTAGCAAAAGCCCAAGCGGTTCCGGCACACGGGCTACCAGAGCCAAATCTGGGGAGTGTTGCGTCGCTGAAAAAATAGGCGGCGTTGGAGTCGAAGAGCAAGTAGATCGCATTTTCATTACAGGATCAGCCTAGTGCCGTTCGTAGGGTATCGCCTAATACCACACGAATGGGTAGGTAGTCTTTGCCAAAAACAAGTCAGGGCTATAGAATAAATCGTATGCAAACAAAAGAAGAGCTAGAAGAGTGGTACGGAACATCCGACCCTTGGGATTACCAAACCAACTCAGACGATATCTACCGAAAAAAATTCTACCTGACAGTTCTGGAAGATGTAGGCCCCGCATTTGCTCAAGCATTGGATATCGGAGCTGGAGAAGGGTGGATCACAAAAGACCTACCCAGCGACACAAAGCATGCTTTCGAGATTAGCGACGAAGCCGCAGGCAGACTTCCAGAAGGAGTCGAGCGAGTCCAACAGATAACGCACAAGTACGACCTAGTGCTTGCAACCGGAGTCCTATACGAACAATACGATCATGCGCTTGTAAATCGAATAATTCATGGAGCGTCATCTCAAACTCACGGGACCAAGATCATGATTGCGGGTATAAAAGGCTGGCTTAAGCCTTACGGATTCGGTAGACGAATAAGACATTTTGAGATACCCTACAGAGAGTACACACATGTGGTTGACGTATGGGAGTACGCATGAGGTTAGCACACAACATAGGAAATGAAGATCATTCAAACTACCACACCCGTGAGCAAATCCTTGCCTGTAATGAGCCAATTGGGTTCGATGGGGTGTACTCGAATGTGTACGAAAATCAAGATGTTCTAGAGGGCAAGTCAGGAATCATGTTTGTCATGGGTGATTATATGGGCAAAGACAACGAGTTTGACTTAGAAAACGTACCCAAACTAGAAACATTCTGCACGCTCTTGCAAGTGAAGCAACTCTGCTTTACCTACAATTTTGAAATAGGATGGCACACTTGGTCGCATAGAAACTTGACTGAACTTTCAGATAAAGAAGTGCTACAAGAAATTACAGCACCCTTCCCTACAAAATACCTAAGGTATCCATATGGTGAGTACGATGATAGAGTTGTAAGCCTAGTTAAAGAAGCAGGCTACGAAAAAGCATACGCAGTTACTCAGGGAGAACAAGATGAATTTGCCCCTGACGCCAGATACAAAATATACAGTGATTATGTCCCTTTCATCTAGTAAAGAAGTATTCTTAGAAAAAGGGGTGGTAGTCATTCCTGCGGTTTTCACAGAAAAAGAATGTGATTTGATGAAAGCTGCCGCCTACTCAGTTACAGACGAAGATATAACTAGCGCAGGATATCCGCATATTCCAAGCGAAAAAGCCTACAATAAGAAATCCTTAATCTTCTACCCTGCATTAGCTAACGATTATTTGAACGTGATTAGAACTGACCCAAGAATGCTACATATTGTTAGCACATTTTTAGGACCTAATGTAAGACAAATAAACAATCAAGTGTATTTTAGAGAAGCAGAAGATATTGATACATTTGCTTGGCACCGAGATACAATTTTCAGAGAAAGCTCTCAATTCAAAGATACTGTCGAGACAGATTACCTACAAACAATAATAGCGATAGATAATATTACGGATGAAAACGGAGCCGTGGAATTTATTGAGGGATCGCACAAATGGGATACTTTTGATGCGCCTGATAACCTTAGAAAGTTTGAGCGAAATGAACTATTTGGGAAAAAGCACATAGCGCTAAAAGGCGATGTTATGATTTGGTCAGTTATGATTGTACACGGAAGTGAAGCAAATACTTCTGATCAATCTCGCATGACATACATGAATGGCTTTTGTAAATCGGATAGCGTACTAGACTACCCTGACTACTTAGTAGACGGACGGTTAGTTCCAAATATTGATCCAAACAGGATACCGTAATGCTAACAGTTGTAGTCGCATCATATTATTACGGGCACCTTGCTTCACACTGTATTGAAAGCTTACTATCACAAACTGTACACCCAGAAAAAATACTTTTTGTTGACGACGGTGTTGGAGATTGTGCTCACCTTCCAAAAATTTATCCAGAAGTTGAATACACCCTTAGAAAGAAAAACTTAGGCACAGTGGATAACTTTCAAGATATGCTTATGAAAGTTGAAACCGAATACACGATGTTCCTTGGGGCAGACAACTGGCTAAGATCAGACGCAGTTGAAACCTTGCTAAAACAAGACACTGACATAGTGACGTATCATGTAATGGTTACAGGAGAACATAAAATGGGGCATAGAGACGCTAAGGAAGAAAATATGGTTGACGGCGATGTTTACTGGCAATGGGATGGGCACCATGGATCAATGATGTACAGAACTGCCCTTGGACAAAAAGCAGGATACAAGCGACACGAAGATTTTCAAGAAGGTGACGCAGCATGCGAAGACTGGGCACTATGGGACAAAATGTTAGAACTAGGGGCAACGGTTTCACACATAGAAGAGCCGTTACTATATTACAGGCGTCATAGAGAAAACTTTATAGACTGTAAAGTCACTGATTAGAAATTCTTTTTACCTGCTGAGCATCTAAAAACACAGTCGCCGTGCCCCATGCGAAGTCAACCTGCTCTATCTGCACATCAAAATGGGATGCAATCGCTGCTCGTATTTTTAACTCCGACAATGGGTCAAGCTCCTCGTCTAGGTCAACAGGTATGGTAGCGATTTCAGTTGAAACAGGATTTAAACACGCCTTACAGGATAGCTTTGTTTCATTAATTTTAGGCTTGCGTTGAGTGTCTAAAGAATGCCCACACTCTAACTGTAAATGCCACTTTGTGTTCCCATATGTGCCAATCTTAACTGCTTCAGTAACAAGTTTTCTCGGCCCTTTTTTGTCCATAAAGTTATTGTATTTAAGCCCTTGACCCATTGCAAGGGAAATCATACAATAAACCTATGAATAAAGATCAATTACTTAGTGATGCACTAAATCAAATAGAAAAAGAATTTGGCACAGGAACTGTCATGCGATTAGGCGATGCCAGTTCAATGGAAATAGAAACAATATCCACAGGATCAATTGCGCTTGATATTGCACTTGGAGTTGGCGGATTACCTAAAGGCCGTGTATGCGAAATATACGGTCCGGAGTCATCTGGAAAAACAACGTTAGCTTTGCATGTAGTTGCTGAGGCACAAAAACTTGGTGGATCTTGCGCATTTATTGACGCAGAACACGCACTAGACCCTGTATACGCTAAGGCTATTGGGTGTGACGTAGAAAACTTGCTAGTAAGTCAGCCAGACACTGGGGAACAAGCACTGACTATTACTAACAAACTTATTGAATCCGGCGCAATCGATGTTATCGTTGTAGATTCTGTTGCTGCCCTAACGCCTGCGAAAGAGATTGAAGGTGAGATGGGTGACAGTTTCGTGGGGCTTCACGCAAGGCTGATGTCCCAAGCCATGCGCAAGATAGTGGCTAACCTAAACAACTCTAAGACGATCCTTATAATGATTAATCAAATTAGAGAAAAGATTGGTGTCATGTTTGGTTCACCTGAGACAACAACAGGTGGACGTGCTTTGAAGTTTTACTCATCTGTGCGATTAGACATTCGACGAATAGAAACACTTAAAGCAGAGGGCGAAGCTTCAGGAAACAAAACAAGAGTTAAAGTTGTGAAGAACAAAGTTGCCCCTCCGTTTAGACAAGCAGAGTTTGAAATAACCTATGGAGAAGGAATTAGTAGAACTGGAGACATTGTTGATATCGGCGCATCATTAGGAATACTCGATAAAAAGGGTGCTTGGTATGCTTACAACGGTGAAAATATTGGTCAAGGAAGAGTGAACACAAAAGCTTTTCTTGATGAAAATGTTGATATTAGAGAAGAAATAGCAGATAAGATATATGCCTCGATTTGACATCTGGTAACATATAGTGTAATCTCGTAATATCAACCAAGGGGATTACACCATGAAAAATAAAAAAATAACCAGAAGAAAAAAATCATCAAAAGTTAGAGAAGAATGGGCGCACCTTCCTGTAGAAAAGCGACCTGTAATTTTAGACGAACTCAAAGTAAAGGGATTTAGATATCCTTTAGAACGAAACAGAGTTTTTAAAGTTAATGCCAACAAGCGTCATGCTGGTAGGGGCTGGTGGAAGTGCAAACGAATAATTCAATGGCCCGATGGTTTAATAGAGATTGATGCCGTCTATCAAAACACTGAGCATCGAAATAGTCGCACAATAATAGCAATGAGAGCTTGCGAACTATCCGATGTTAAGTCAATTACAAAAAGAGTGGTACATGGAAAAGGAATGGTGCCACCAAGGCAGTAAAGAAAAATCCCCAGTCAATTAAGACTGGGGACCATTCTAGTTAGCGGTAAGGGATACAATAAAGGAGCGAAAAAATCCAATTCCCCTAACTTTTTATTTATTATACTGATCTACTTTTCTACGATCAAGCGATATTTTATATCACTGATGCAGAACTCTTGTCTCCAACTTTAGTTGCAACAAAAGATTTAACTACAGATAATGCAGCAGCAATAGCAGCAGTCGCAGCACCTTTAGCTGAACTTAGATCAGTAACTACAAACATCGCAGCAAAAGTTTGGGCGAACGTCATTGCTGCACGCTCTCCAACTTGCTTTAAGATGTCCATGTTAATTTCAGGCATATTATTTCTCCTCGTTAGGGGATATTAAAGTAAATAACGCCAGTGTTATCTACTCTCATATTCTACCACATGAGTGTACGCACCTAAAAGTAACGTTTATGCAAAGTATAGCTTAACTTTCAGAAGATTTTGCCTGTGAAAGTCTAAAAGCGGCATCAATTTCGTCGGCAGTAATTTTGCCATCATCAGCGTAAGCTGCAGCAAGTTTTTGAACAACCGTAGCTGTTGCAGTAACGCCTGCTAAAAATGCAGCCTTCCACGGATCAATGCCACCTATAAGACTGGACCCTCCAATAATTGCCATTGCGTTCATAGCAAAGACGGCAAATATTCTTCCTAAGGTGTTAATAGCTAAGTGCGCTGACTGTTTAGTCATCGTCTTGATTCCGTTTGTCATACCTATAGTCTACTGCAACTCCTAGCATGTGAAGTACAAAAGCAGCTATAGATATATATATTCCTTGCCGCAGGGTAGTAGACGATAGGGTGATTAAAACTAACAAAGTTCCACCTAGGGTCCAAGATGTGTAATACAACTCTCTTACTAATCTTTTAATCATGGAAACCTCCTTCCTTCTACCTGTTTCTAATATTTTTAGACGATCCTCGACTGCCCCCACCGGAACTACCTGATGGAGCACCAGCGGGACCTCCGCCACCACCAGTAGCGGATGGGGAAGGCCCAGCTGGGCTAGGTCCTGAAGGTCGTGCAGCTGTAGCTGCAGTTGCTGCCGCCACTGCAGTCGTCGCCGCCGTAACAGCCACAACCGTCCTTCGAGTTTCGGTATCGACGGCAGAACCTTCAGCAACATAGTCATTAAATGCTTCATCATCAAAAATGTCTACTTCTTCCTCAAACTGAGCCTTAACACTGTCATCAGCTTCGTTTACTGCTTGAATAAACACTTGCACAGCAGCACCATCTTCTTCAACTATCTGCTCAAACGCATCTTCGTTTTCTAACAGGTCTTCAATCTCTTCCTCAGTAATTTCACCGTCAACGATGTCAATAAAGTCTTCAGCAAACTCCTCATCAATTTCATCTAACTCTTCGATTACTTTTTCTTCAGCCACATCGATCTCAGAAAGGTCAACGTCTTCAATGTCAATGCCAAGGTCGTTTAGTTCTAAAGCAAGTTCTCTGTCTTCTTCTGCTACATCAAACTCTTCAAAGAACTCTTCAGCTGATAAAGGTTCACCAGTATCTTCGTCAATAAACTCAAATATTACTTCTTCACCATCGATTAAAACAGTTTCGATAGGAACATTTGGATCAAGTGGGTCTGGGTCGTCTTTATCTAGTACACCGTCAAAATCGCAGTCTTCTAAAAATTCACAGCCAAGCTCTTCTTCAGCATCAAACACTCCGTCTTTGTCATTATCAATAGTTAAAAATGGGGAATCTGGATCAAGCGGATCTATATCTTCGAAGTCCTCAATTCCGTCGAAGTCACAGTCAGGGTTGTTGATACATTGCTCAAACTCTTCTTTATCAAAGACTAAGTCCCCATCAGAGTCAATTGTAAAGAAAGGAACATCAGGATCAAAGTCATCAGGGTCAAATGAGTCAAAAGTGCCGTCAAAGTCACAGTCAACCTTATCCGCACAACCGAACTCTTCTCCCTTATCAAACACGCCATCAGCATCAGTGTCTATCGTCCACACTGGTACATCGGGGTCACCATCGTCAGGGTCATTAAAGTCTCCCGTACCGTCATCGTCACAGTCCACATCCCAAACGCATCCTGCTTCTTCGCCTTTGTCAAATACTCCATCATCATCATTATCTATAGTCCATACAGGTATGTCGGCATCATGATCGTCTGGATCGTCAAAATCGTCTGTACCGTCAAAATCGCAGTCTACAAAAAATCTACACTCTACTATTTCCCCAGTTTGTTTATCTTCTCCGTTTTCTTCTTCCGCATCAAACACCCCATCGCCGTCTGTGTCTACTGTTAGTACTGGTACGTCAGGGTCTAAGTCGTCAATATCGTGAAAGTCGTCTGTGCCATCTTCATCGCAGTCAGCAGTTTCAACACACCCTTCTGTTTCTTCTTGATCAAACACGCCGTCTCCATCTGTATCTACAGTTAGCACTGGAACATCAGGATCTAGATCATCAGGATCGTCTCCATCTAAAGTTCCGTCATTGTCACAATCAGTAGAGTCTGAGCAACCTTCGGTTTCATTTATGTCGTACACGCCATCACCGTCAGTGTCAGTGTACCCCACATAAACTGTAATAGTATTCGACCAACCAGAGTAGTATCCATGCGTGTCATTATCAGCACGAATGTCTATTTCATAACTTTGATTTAATCCACCAGTGCTTTCAAACGAAGAAAACGGAATAGTTATTTCTGTATTCAACGCATCAGCATCACCAACATTCCCAGTAGATATTCCCCATCCAGCATTTGGAGGAATCCTCCACGAAATTGCGTATCTTTCAACAGGTACGATACCAGTGTTAGGAGCATCCCAATCTAAAGTAACCGTAGCATTAGATTCACTACTAACGCCCCCAGTCAAGTTCATGGGCGGTCCAACAATTGCTTGATTAGATAATGTTAAATCAGTAACAAGCGTATAATTTAAATCTCCCCAATCCTGCTCATAATCGGGATTTCCTGTTGAGCCTTCCATAGTAGACCCTGAGTTTTCATCCCAATACCCAGCTCTAAGTCTGTATACTCCAGAGTCAAGTGTTGTAACTATTTTAGAGCTAACACATTGTGTT